ACTCATCACCATCAATCCGCAGGCGCTCGAAATTCTCGCGAACGAAAACGCTCATTTCAAACTCAACGCGCAGCGCAATACTCGTCAAATGCTCCGCAATCGCGCAAAACGCCACGCCACTCCAACACCCTACAAACTCCTTCCCGGCGAAGCTCCTCCAGCCGAATATCTCACCCCCGGCAAAACCGCGCCTGCCGCAATCGGCACAAAAACGCCAGAAGGCTTTTCACAATACTTCGACAAATCCACTGTTCTCGCAGTCCCCAAAGACCCAATACCTGCAACCCCAACCCACTACGGCGCAGCAGCTCGCTACAACAAAACCCTCTCCGATCGCCAGCTTTCCCAACACATGAACATTGAACTCGCTGACCAAAAACACGCAATCAACCAAGCCTGGACTGCTCTCGGCCAACCCGCGCCGTTTCCAGACCTCTACAACGACGACGAGCCCCTTTCACTCGACCACAAAATTCACCTCGGCCTTCCAACTGACGACGAAGGAGTTTTCTAATGTCAGCCAAAGACGATACAATCATCCATCTCCGCGCCGTTTTGAGACTCGCTATTAAACTGATGCGAGAAGCAAACCAGCACCGATACGCTGACTTTTTGGAGCTTTTAATCGCCGCCGATCCTTCAACCGCTCGACGTTTTTTGGATTGACCTTAGGCCCATTATATGCAACAAAAGGATGACGGGTGATTTGTTTTTCGCCCGTCATCCAGTGACCCCGCACAACGCCCAGCGTTTAGGACTCTCACAATGCCCACAGCAGCCACAAACAACTCCCGCAATAAATACTTCCAGCGTATGCGTCAGCCCCATCGCAAATGGGACTTTTACGACGCACAACCTGCTCACGTTAAAGCGTGGATGCAGCAACTTCCCACCAACGTCTGGCCCGGAACATTCGACCCGATAACGGCCAGCCAAATGGCCGACACCGAGCGCCGGAACCTCGCAGGCCTCCGCGCCGTCTGGGGTGACGATCATCCAGCCGTGATCGACGCTGCCAAACGCATCCAGATAAAACGCAATAAAATCGTCGAAACCCTTTCCACAGACGACCTCTCAGACCTTTTCTAACATCTGCAAGGAGCCTTCTCATGCAAACCAGCCTCTCCATCACCACAGACCATTTCCACCTCTACTCCCACGGCAATGGATCAGCTTACACTCTTTACAATCGCATCTCTCGCTCCGACCTTTTCATCCAGGGTGACGATGCACTCGATCTCGACAAGGAGATCCGCCTGTTCGAGGACGCAGGCTATTCACACGACGTTATGCTGTCCTGCTTCTGGACGCAGCTTTCCGGCGCTTTCCCCACACTCTAATTCTGCACCTCTGCACCCCCAAACCTGGAGCCCTACCATGTGCCGTTATTCAGTCGAAATGACCGATACTTTCGGAGGCGAAGCCAACTACTGCTGGGTGCATCGAGTCGAAATCGACGCGCCCGCTGACGCCACAAGCCAAACCCTAATCCGCCGCGCCAAAAAGGCTCTGGGCCTTTCTCCCTGCCGTCACCGCACAACAGACTGGGGCGACCTTTTACGTCTGGATTTAATCAACAATCCCATCTGCATTTTCATCACCCCGACGCTCTAACGAGCGTCCCCTTTCACCAACGGAGCCAAAACCATGCAATCCCCTCTCACCCGCTCCCCCAACGGCGCAGTTGTCTGGACTCCCACCCCCGGCGATTTCTATTTAGTGACAGGCAAAACCCGCGCTGGAAAGCGTTTTCGCTTTCAGACGGACAAATGGGCAGTTGCCCAAGCCATCAACGTCTGGCGCGGCACCAAGTGGCTCGTCCGCGACGACAAGCGTTACGTCATCCAGACCATTTCCAACTAATAGGCAGTCCCATGTCAGAGTCATCAATTCACATCGGCAAATCTGGCGCAGTCAGCTATTCCGGCCCCGACGCAGTAGCCTACTTCCGCGCCCGCTCTCTGCGCTCCGCCCTGCAACTCTACTTCAAAACCAACGGCCAGATCATCCCAACTCGCGGCATGGGCATCACCAACATGCTGCGCGCTGCGGGCGAGATCACAAACACCAAATACAAACGAACCCAAGCTGCAATGGCAATCGACGACCTCACTATCTGGATCGCCACCATGCAGTCCGCCCTGCCCATCACCTCGGACGAATGACATGACCCAGACATCTCCCGCCGAAGGCGCTCCAGCCGACACGCATCACAGACCTTTGTATGTGATAGCTGCGGACATTCGTGCCAACTGGCCCAAACCCTACTTCGGCGCAGTCCCCTACATCTTCGCGCTCCGACATCTTAACCAAGTCTCGGAGCCTTACGGCCTCGATTCTGGCGTCAGCGTTGTGGCGTATTTCCTTGCAAACGCTGCCACATGGCGCGGAGAACACGCAAGGCGCATCAAGCAGGAACTTAGAGACATTCTGAAAGGAGCGAACTATGTCATTTAACGGCTGGACGAACTACGCCACGTGGCGCGTGAACCTCGAAATGCTGGGCGACATCGACCTCGCAGATTCTTTTGAAGAAAAGCCAGATCTCACTGACGCAATCGAATTTTGCAGAGAATATGTCGAGGAGGTTATATGCGAACAGTCTCGTGACCTTGCTCTTGGCTACGCTCGCGCCTTCATCGCAGACGTAAACTTCCGCGAGATCGCCACGCACCTACTCAACGACTCAACCTTCCCAACAACTGACGGAGATGAAGAATGATCGCAGAACTTTACCCAGACGGCGCGCAAACAGCCATTCGCGTTCTCGTCGCCAACCTGCAAAACCCCAATTTCAAAATCACAAAAGACGAGAGGCTCGACTTGGAGCAATTCATTTCTGATCTGCAAGAATGTCTCGACAACGAGGCCGAACGCCAGTGGCTGCTTCGCAACTCTTATTCAGGAGACTGACATGGCCCGCTTAACCCACGAAGAGCTGCAAAATATGCTCCACTACAGTCCGCTCACCGGCATTTTCACTTGGCGAGTGAACCGAGGCAGAAATGCTTGTGCCGGAACACCTGCAGGTCGCCCGGATAAAAACGGTTATCTCCGCATCGCAATTTCTGGAAACGAATATAGAGTCGCAAGACTCGCTTGGTTTTACATGAACCGCCAATGGCCTGTCGGAGTCATCGACCACATCGACCGAAATATAACCAACAACGCAATCTCCAACCTCCGCGAGGCTACACTTTCTCAAAACCAAGGCAACCGAATTGCTGCCAATAACAGCGAGTCCAAAATTAAAGGAGTTTGCTTTGACAAAGCTCGTATGAAATTTGTTGCATATATTCGCCGCCAAGGGAAAACCAAAAACCTTGGACGATACAACACTGCCAAAGAAGCTGCTGCTGCTTATGCAAAAGCTGCGGAAGATTACTTTGGCGAATTTGCTCGAACCTAACAGGAGGCTGCCATTCAGACTTTCTTACCTTACGCAGATTTCCCTATGAGCGCCCGTTGTTTAGACAATAGGCGTTTAGGAAAACAAAGAGTTGAAACCTTACAAATCTTGAAGGCTTTGACTGTCCCGAATTATGGGTGGGCCAACCATCCCGCAGTCAAAATGTGGCGCGGCCACATTCCCCACCTTGTCCTCTACGGCCTTGCAATCTGTGAGGAGTGGAAACGTCGGGGGTTCAACGACACATGCGCTGCCAAAATCGCCGCGCACATGCCATCCGATTGCGAAGCCGTTTCACCTCCGAAATGGCTCGGCAACGCCGACTTCCACGCCTCCCACCGCTCTAATTTGCTTCGCAAATTACCCGAACACTATCGCCAGTTTGGATGGATCGAAAGCCCCGATCTTCCCTACGTCTGGCCGGTCGCGTAACCGCGACCACCTATCACCCATTACCCAACAGGAGCTAAAATCATGCAGACCGGACTTTATTTCATGGGCCACGACTTCATCCTCGACATCGACTGGACTTTAACCCATCCCGGCACGAAGCCGCAGCTTTACGGGCCGCCGGAGGATTGCTACGAGGGAGACGACCCGGAGTGGGAAGTCAACTCGATCCATCTCAAACTCGACGACCCAGACAAACCGGACGCCCCGTTCTTCAAAGCGACTGGCGCGCTGCTCGAACTCCTTGCAACCCATCGCGCAGTTGACGACGCGATCCTTGATTACATCAACGAGTGGGGCGAAGATGAGGACACTTATCCAGACGAGGATTACTACCGTGACCGATGACTGCATCTCCGCACCCCCAGGCCCAGACGCGAAGCGTTCAACTCTGACATTCAACTGCGCGGACATGGACGAGGCGTTCGACTTGATCCGCGCATATAAACCCCAAAACTTCTGGGCGCAGATCATCTGCCTCACTCCCGGCAAAGTGGAACTCCACCTCCGTCCGCTCGAAGAAAAGGACTACTGATATGATCGTGCCAATAATCATCTCGTTCATGCTGTGTGCTTTCCTCTGGTCTATCGCCGCAGCATTTTTCTACGTTATTTTATATGGCTCGTTTTTGTCTATTTACTTTTTTGAATGGACACCAGAACAGCGACGATTGCACTGTCCCAATGGTCTGCTCGCAGAACTTTTCAAACTGCGTTAAACAAAAAGCCAGCCTCACATTATATTGTTGCATTTTGCCGCCCGTTGTGCGACTATAATATGTGAGTTGTCCCCTTTTGTCTTTACGTTACCTCATACCTCGGAGCCTGCCATGTCAAGAGTCGCCCCGTTCCACGCTGCCACCGCCATCTACTCAGAAGGCGATTTTATCTATCTCCAACTCCGCGCCACAAAAGGCTACACGCAAGAGCTTTCCTTCCCCGCCACACCCGGAGGCATGGCAGCGCTCATGCGAGTCCTGCGTGAACGCGAGATGGCCGGGGCAACCCAGCCGCACCGCATAGCAGGCCCGACCATGCCGATCCAGCATGTCGTCAATTCTTGGGCTCGTGACCCCAACGCCGAGGCCAAAGCCGAACGCGCCCGCGAACGCGCCGAGCGCGAACGCTTCGCCCGCAAACCTCTCACCGAAAAACTGAAAGACATGGAGGAACTGTTCAACGACCCGAACTTTGAATTTTAACCTTGACCCTACGGGTCAAACCCACCTGCTACTCAATCCACAATGTGCCTAACACCTCACACCTATCACTCAGGAGCAATCAAATGACCCTTTCCCAGATCTTCGCCAAACTTAACGCTTTCAACGCTGAAGTCGCGCTGCTTCGCAACAACTATCGCTACACCGAGACGTCTGAGCGCTGGGGATGCAGCATCACCGTTGACAACGACGGGACGGAAATCAAAGTGCGCTGCAACGCTGCTGACGGGGACGAAGCCTTGCGCCTCGCTTTCGAGAAATTCGACACCCTGATGAACTCCAAGACCGTCGCCAAAACCCTCAACCTCCCGTTGCTTTCTGCCCCCGAGGAAGTCGCGTGAGTCGCGTCGATGACATACTGAAAGAAGTGAGCGCCTTGTGCGCTCACTATCCCCCGCAACACATCGCCCCGATCCTACGCCAACTCCTCGCCCACTGGACTCGCAAACTAAACCTACACGCCAAAGGCAAAGCCTCAAAATTCACCCCCGTCGAAATCGACGAGATCATTCAATTCATCGAACAAAAACTTACAGAGTGCAAACATGACTGACCCCGACATCCCAAAGCACATAAAGCGCGACGTGCAAAAGCTCGCATACGACCGGACTATCGAGTCCATCAACCGCATCTGCGACACATTCGGACGACAGCCCGCCATGCTCGCAGCCGTCGCATCATCATCCATGTCCGCAGCTTTCCTCATGCTTTATTGCTCCGCACGTTTGGAATGTGGCGAAGTGCCTCCCGCAAAACTTCTCGACGTATGGCGCGAAGCCATGAACAAAGAGTTTGACCTCATGCAAAAAGGTTTCAACATCGCAGCGGATTACACAAACATGACTCCAGCCGAAAGAGCGAAATATGACGCATGACGACAACGAGCAGCGCGCTCTTATGCAACGCGCTATGGACGCTGCTCGCGAAATTCTCCAGGATCATCCTTGTATGGTTGTCGCAGGTTTCGACATGCCCGGCGGCCTCAAAATATGCTCCATTTCAAACGTATCGACTGAAAATCAGATCGACATGATGAACATGCTGATCGACGGCTTTAACCCCGCGCCGCAAGGCACAACTCTAAACTAACCCCAAACCTCAAACCCCAAACCCGAAAGGTGCCTCATGCTTTCCAACTCCAATACCTTCGTCGTTCCTCTCGTTGGTGCGCATTTCCGCCCCCCGGCGAAGACGATCATTCAATCTCTTCCCGCCGGTTACACGCTCGAACTTAGACCAGAGCCGACCAATCCTTATGACCCCAACGCTGTCGCGGTCTGGTTCGATGCTTCCGGGCTCCCGCCTGACGCAAAAGAGGAACTCGAGGCCACGCTCCCCGCGAACGGTGGAAACCTCGAAGACCTTCTCGAGCAGCGTTTTTGGCAGCTTGGATACTTGGCAAAAGAACACGCTGCGATCCACCAAGAACGAGTCGCCATGATAATCGAAGGCCACAACGAAGATGCTGCGGTTTCCGGCGAAGGTTTTCTATGGAGTGGCTTCCCGTGCAAACTGTCGTTTACAGGCTCGGGCCAACCTGCGGTTATCTTCAACCTTTGACGAGCGCACCATGCAATTCAAAATCTTGAAAGGTAAAAAGCCTGAGCCGCTCACGCAATACCCTTTCGCCAAAATGCAAATCGGAGACGCTTTCTTTATGCCTTGCCCTCGTGACATGAGGCCGAACTGCTCCACACAAGTCCACAACGCGGCTCGCCGCTTTCGCGAAAAACACAATCCAACTTTTCGCATAACAGTCCGATCTACCCACAACACAAAAGGCTTCGGCCTGCTTATTCATCGTATCGCTTAAATCTGCAAGGATATGTCGTTATGAAACCAACTCCCGAACAAGCCGCCATCATTCACGCGGCCACGCAGCCCCAATCGCTCATGGTGAACGCGCTCGCAGGCACCGGCAAGACCACAACCCTCACCATGCTCGCCAAGGCCCTGCCCCCCGAGCCAGCCCTTGCCCTCGCCTTCAACAAGAAAATTAAGGAAGAGTTAGAAAAACGCTTTCCCAAAAACTTCAGCGTAATGACCATGAACGGCCTCGGCCATCGCGCATGGTCTTTTACGATCAACAAAAAGAAAATGCTGATCGACGCGAACAAAATCGGACGCCTCACAACTGACGCGCTCAAACCTTTTCCCGAAAGCAAAGGGGAATGGTCAGCGATCCGCACACTTGTGGTCATGGCGATGCAGCGCGGACTCGTCCCGTCGCAATTCCAACATGCCAAATCGCTCGTTCCCGACACCCCCGAAACATGGGAAAAACTTGACTACGAACTAGATTTGAACTTGACAGCAGATGAGCGCAAACTTGCGCGCAGGGTTCTCATCTCGTCCATCGAAGAAGGAATGAACGGCTGCATTTCATACGACGACCAGATCTATCTCCCCGTCGTGTTTTCGGGAGCCTTTCCACGTTTCAACATTGTGCTGGTTGACGAGGCCCAAGACCTCTCACCCCTCAACCACCAGATGCTCCGCAAAGTGGCTGCTGGTAAATTGATCGTTGTGGGCGATCCCCGCCAAGCCATCTACGCCTTTCGCGGCGCAGACCATAACAGCATGACCAACCTCAAAACCCTCAAATCCGAATGGATCGAACTCCCGCTCAACACCACGTTCCGCTGTCCGCAGTCTGTGGTCGAGCGCCAACACATTCACGCCCCGGACTACCGTGCAGCGCCTTCCAACCCGAAAGGTTCCGTCAACACATTTATGCGAGGCGAACCGTGGGATTGGAGCAAGATCGAAGACCTTTCGCAAGGCGACGTTGCGATCCTCTGTCGAAACAACGCGCCGCTTTTAAGCATGGCCTTCAAATTGCTGCGCAAAGGCGTGGGCGTGAACATGCTCGGACGCGACATTGGCCGTGGCCTTTCCGCGCTCTGCAAAAAACTCTCCGCAGATCAATCAACGACCATCGACGTTTTCAAACAAAAGCTCGAAAGTTGGTTCGAAACCGAACGATCAAAAGCGGAAGCGAACGACGACGCGAGCAAGATCGACTCCGTGACAGATCGTTACGAGTGTATTGTGTCGGTGATCGAAAACCGTTCGCCCAGCACAGTCCGCGCCCTTGTGTCTGAACTTGACAATTTGTTCGCGAAAGATTCCGGCCTCGTCACACTCGCGACAGGCCATAAGGCCAAAGGTCTGGAGTGGGACACCGTTGTGCATCTCGATCCGTGGCGCATCCCTTCCAAATGGGCCAAGAAAGACGACGAGATCAAACAGGAACATAACTTGCAATACGTGCTCGAAACGCGCACCAAGCACACTTTAATTCTGGCAAACCTGAAGGATTTTTCGTGATGACAAACACTGCTCCTCTACATTTCCTCGACCCGTCTCGTCCTCGCATATCCGGGCTCCCCGCTTTCCGCACCGACATGAACCCCGGCGGACTCTCGATCATCCCCGGACTTTACTGCTCGCCGATAGGCGACGGCACAGAAGTCGAAATCTCCGGGTTCTTCTCGTCTGGCCCCAACCGCTCGACCCGCAAGGCCCTCGTCATTCGCGCTGATGACTTCGCACAATTCTGGCAGAGATGGCTTGCCAATCCCGAAAGCGTAGCGGAACGCGAATTTGGCTGGGTGCCGTTGCCCCAAGGGGCAACACCTAGCGCAACGCCTACCCTCGACCTTAACGATCTGCTCGGAGACTTCTGACATGACGCGCAATGCAATCTCGATCCTGTGTTTGTGCATTGGCCTCTGCGACGGCTACACGACTTTCTACGGCCCTCAAGGCCAGTTGGCCGGATCGGCCAACACCATCGCAGGTTACTCGACGTTTTATGGGCCGCAAGGGCAATACGCCGGAAGCGCCAACTCCATCGGCGGATATACCACTTATTACAACTCCGAAGGAGGCCTCGCCGGATCATCTTCCAACCTTGGAGGCGAAGAATGACTGACCACACCAACACCTACCCAGACCTTGTGAACGTCGAGGACTGGCTAAATGCCAAGGGATATACGGGCGAAGCAGGCGCTTGCCATCAAGCCATGAGCCTTATCCGCAGCCAAGAGAAGCGTATCGCGGAGTTGGAAACAGAAGTTGGCAAGTATGTCATGCGCGTGTTTGCGCTAATGGACTTGCTGCCAGACGCCACATTATGCGGAGAGCTTCAAGAAGCGACTGCGCGGCGACACGAAATGCCAGCCCGCATTGCGGAACTTGAGCAGATGGTCGCCGTTCTTATGCGTCATGAGGCAAGAGACGACACCATTAAAGTGCAACGCGACCGCATCGCGGAACTTGAAGCCGCGCTGAATGTCGCTGCAAACCACTTAGAGCGCGTCTACACATCGGACATATGGGAGGCGGATTATAAGCGATACGCCGAAGCCGCCCGCGCCGCTTTGGAGAAGAAAAATGACTGAGACTGACCGACTTATAGAATTGGTTGCGAAGCTGCGCGCCTACCACATTATCAGCAAACGTGACGAATTTATCGACGCAGCCGAAGCGATAGAGAGGCTTATGGTAGCATTAAAGCCGTTTGCTGACGCCGCTGATAATCTGCCTGATGACTACATGGACGGCGATATTTGGCAGCATCCCGTGGCAATGAAAATAACGGTTGAAAACCTCCGCGCCGCCCGCGCCGCTTATCTGGGGGAGAATAAGCTATGACAACTGACACAAAGATTTCTCAATTATATTCCGTCAATGAACTTGGCGAAGGCGGACCTGTAGAGGTTTGGCTTTATAAAGGCAGAATTGTAATCCGCGCTTATAATTGCAGCGGGAATGAGCACACTAATATTGACCTAGAGCATTTGATGGATTGTTTGAATCAGTGGAGCGCCGCTTATCTGGGAGAGAAGGAATGAGTGGGGTTGGGAACGGGCCGCCTTTGATGGCCGAACACCAAGCGGTTCATGAAATCCGCGCTGATGAAACGCTGGCGCTACGCGCCCGCATCGCGGCTCTTGAAGCGGAAAACAAGAAACTGCGGACAGAATTGGATTGGGCCAAGTATTGCTACGACGACCTCCGCGCCGCTTTGGAGAAGAAAAATGACTGAGACTGACCGACTTATAGAATTGGTTGCGAAGCTGCGCGCCTACCACATTATCAGCAAACGTGACGAATTTATCGACGCAGCCGAAGCGATAGAGAGGCTTATGGTAGCATTAAAGCCGTTTGCTGACGCCGCTGATAATCTGCCTGATGACTACATGGACGGCGATATTTGGCAGCATCCCGTGGCAATGAAAATAACGGTTGAAAACCTCCGCGCCGCCCGCGCCGCTTATCTGGGGGAGAAACATGATAACGAATGAACAAGTCGAAGCTGCTCTCAAGGCTTGGTATGACGCAGGCGACGCTGGCAATTTCGCCTCCATGTTCGCCGCGCTAAAGGCCGCTGACTTGGCGTCAGTAGCCCGCATCGCAAAACTTAAAGCAGCGCTGAAACCGTTTGCTGATGCCGCCGTTGACATAGACGACGACGAATATGGGCATATTTGGGAACGCGCCGTAGCAATGAACATTGACTGCGACGACCTCCGCGCCGCCCACGCCGCTTTGGGAGAAAAAAGTGAAGATCGAGAAGGTTAGCAGATATGTCCCGGTCGTCACGGGGCTCAAATCGGAAGGTGTCGCTGCGGGAAGCACACAGCGCCACATGCTTCTTTCCATCCCACGCTTGAAATGGCTCGAGGGTGAAGGAACAGATTTCTACCACAAATACAAATCTCCTGAAGCAGTCCCGCACATCGAGAACCCATCGCACAGCGCGCATTGGGTGAAGGAAGTCCAGACTTTGCCCATCACCGACCGCGAATTGCTCGTGGAAAAACTTGTGAACGACGGCAAGACTCGAAAGCAAGTTGCAGAAGCTGTCGGCGTCGAACCGGGCAGTGTCGCGAACATCCTCAACCGCGTTCGCGTGAAACGAGCGTATCAGGCCCTTTCCCACGACGCTTCACTCGAACCTGATGGAGATGAATGACATGCCTGCATGGGTTTTGATAATCTGGTTTGTCGGTGCAAACATCGCTACGACCTCGCATGAGTTTGTTTCCAAAGAAGCCTGCGACAACGCTGGAAAAACTGTTAGCGCGCAAGGCGGACTTGGTTATAAAATCGGCTTCGTCTGTGTCCCAAAGGAGTTGTTCCATGGCCTTCGATAAAAAATCGTGGCGAGAGGAAAACCGCGAGAAGGCGCGATTGCATTCCGCTCGTTATCGCTTACGCAAAAAAGGACTCGACCTTCCGCCAGAAACCCTCGCGGGCCACGACTTATTGGAGAAGAAAATGCTGACGCACCGTCAACAAACGATCATTGATTTATGGGACGGCCTTGTGGACGACGATATGTCCACAGAATACGCCATTCAATACATTGCTGACGTGGCTGGCGTCACGCATGTGCAGGTTATTAGTGCGCTTTATGCCCGCGCTATGCTGGAGGAGAATAATGCTCACAATTGACCTTCGCATAAACGGCGTTCTGATCGGCTGCGCTTATATTCGCAACGTCTCAGAGCTTGCCAATATCTCTGATTATGAATTCACCGCCGTCAGTAAGGCGAGTTCCGTAACAGGCGCGCCGACCTGCACCCAAGCCCAATGTTTTAACTGAGGCGCAACGCAAGGCTCCGAAATGGAAAGTTAAAAAGCCCGGACGGCTGATTGCGCTGTGCGGCTGGCACGGGTGGTGACGGGGATTAGGCCCCTTTGCTAGACGGTATGAAATGGCCCTAAGTTTTTTCCCCAGCGCATGACTTTTTAGTTGCAATGGGTCAAACCTTATGGCACCTTAAACCGTCAAAGGGGCATTCCCCACAATCCTAAAATTCAAAGGACCAAAATATGTCAAATCGTGCTCTCAAGCTGCCGCATGGCGTCAACGTCTCCGTCGCGCAGCCCTACGCTGAAGGTCATGTGCTGACCGCGCTCGAAGCGGACAAGCTGAACCATGTCCTCGCGGACAACGTGCGGACCTCGCTGATCGCCAAGATCAAAAAGGCTGCGGAAGCTGGCGACGTGGACGCCTCTGCCCTCTCGAAAGAGTTTCAGGCGTATGCTGACGCCTATTCGTTCACTGTCCGCGCCCCGAAGGCTGCGGCTGATCCGGTCGCGAAGGAAGCCAATAAGATCGCCAAGGAGCAGGTTCTCGCGGCCATTCGCAAAAAGGGTGGCAACCCTTCGGACTATTCCGCCGAGCAGATTTCCGAATACGTCGCGAAGGTTCTGCAGCACAAGCCGGAAATCCGCGAGGAAGCCGAGCGTCGTGTCAATTCTTCCCGCCAGATCGCTGGTGACCTGCTTTCGGACCTTTTCTAATACCTGCGGGTTGCATGAATAGCGGGGTTTTCGTTTCCTCCCTTCCCCGCTTGTCCGTCAGCCAGACGATGGACCTCTGAAACTACTGGCGAGCGGGGGGTCTGCCCCCGCTTTCTTTTTGCCAAAAGGTAAAAGGTGCAATGTCGAAAGAAATGGAGTTGCTCTACGAGGCTTATCATTCCGACTACGGAATTGAAGTCGAACTTCTGGGCAATTACCAGATGTCACTTCAGCGCCTTTACGCAGCAAAACGAAAAGACCCTGACCTCGACATTCTTCAAATCTCCCGATCCCCCACTTCTCCGACACATATTTGGATAGTCAAAACCGACAAACCGCAAGTGCAGTCCACGCCCCCGCAGGGCGAAGCCCTTAAACAAAACCCACAGGGAGACGGCCCCCTTTACAACTTAGCCGACTTGTTAGGAGACGACTAAAATGGCCGCTCGGCTTTCTGAGGACACGACAAAAATCCACTTCCACATTTTCACGAAGGATTTGGAAGAAATCGACCAGCTTTTTTGCCGCGAAGGCATTCGGACGGTCGGCAGGTCCAAGGCTCTTCGACTCATCATCCATGCGTATCTGCAGCAAATAAAGAGGAAAGCTCATGCAAAGTCAGTCGCCTTCGACCCCAGCATCACAGCCCTCATCGACGACGGCTAATGCCGAGCATATCGGGGAAAAGATTTTAGAAGAGGCGTCCCCTGCAAGCCTCGAAGAATTGATGAACCGCGCCCCGCAGATCACGGACGCAGAGGCGGATAGGATCATCGACTATTTGAGAGCGCAGAGGGAAAAGTTTGCCGCGCAGGAAGCAGCGCCAAAGCCCAAAAAAGCGCCTCGCCAGAAAGGCCCGATCCTTTCAGCAGACGAACTTCTAAAAGACATCGACTTGAACTTTTAAGGTGCCCCATGCTGACCAAAGAAGAACTTGAGCAACTCGTGCAGGACATTCGGCAGCAGGCGTCAACATGGCTCGGGGATGAGGCAAGTGAAAAGATCGAGCGTCTCATCGCACACACCATGTTTTTGAGAGGACATCACGACGGCATTCAAGCGATGCTGATGAACGGCTATCGCATGGTTCAGATCGGTGCAGACACTCGCAAATCCTAACAGACAGGGACGCCCCATGTCAGAAGTCGTAAACAACTCACTTTCGCTAATCACTCCGCGCTTTCAATTTGCGTGGGACAGCACCTCGATAGGCGCTTTCAAAACGTGCCCACGCTATTACCAGCTTTCCATTCTTGAGGGATGGCAGCCGAGAGAAATCTCCGTCCACCTAACTTTCGGCCTTCACTTTCACTCCGCGCTTGAACAATACGATCATCTGCGCTTCGGCGGCATGGGTTATGACGAAGCGCTGCGTGAAGTGGTTAGATATGTGTTGACAATCACTTGGGACGAGCAAAAAAATCGTCCGTGGATTTCAGACGACCCAAACAAAAATCGCCTCACCCTCCTGCGCAGCATCGTTTGGTATCTCGATCAGTTCAAAGACGATCCGATTGAAACTGTGCGCCTCGCGAATGGCAAGCCTGCGGTCGAACTTTCGTTCCGCTTCGACTCCGGCTACACGTCACGCCAAGGCGAAAGCATTTTGCTCTGCGGGCATCTTGATCGTCTCGCCACGCTTAATGGCAAAGCCTTCGTGCTCGACCGCAAAACCACAAAGTCCACAATCAACCAGTCGTTCTTCGACAAGTTCACACCCGACAACCAGATGTCGCTTTACGCGATTGCGGGAAAGATCGTTTACAACGTGCAGATCGAAGGCATCATCGTGGACGGTGCGCAGATCGCGCAGACCTTCACACGTTTCTTGCGAGGCGTCGTTCCACGGACTGAAAGTGGGCTGGAAGAATGGTATTTCGACCTCGGGCAATACATCGCCACAGCCGAACTTTACGCTGCACAAAACTATTGGCCGATGAACGACAAAGCCTGCGGCATGTATGGCGGTTGTCCGTTCCGTAAAATCTGCGGCCTTCCCCCATCCGTGCGTCACGAGTGGCTTCGCGCAGATTTCACTAAACGCATCTGGGACCCGCTCAAAGTTCGCGGTGACATATGAGCGTCCACATCGTTCGCCACTCAGACGACGGTTACATCATCATCGTCTTCGACCGTAAATCGCAAACCTGGATCGCAGTCGCCACAACGCCTCACGAACTTTTGGCAAAACAAATATCAGTCGCACTACAACGGAGCATGACATGACCTCTTACGCAATTTACATAGAAGAAGGCACAACTTTCTGCATCATCAAAGCAGATCGAGATGGCGTTTATCGCAAAATTGCTGTGTGCGAAAACAAAGCAACTGCTGAACTTATCCTTTCAGGTCTTGTTGAAGCGGAGATGCAATAATGCCATCCCTTAAAGACCATCACTCCGCTGACACCACAAAGCTGTTGTTCGTGGGCGACTCGGGATCAGGCAAGACCGGCGCACTTGCGAGCCTTGCGGCGGCGAACTACAAAATTCGCATCCTCGATCTCGACAACGGCGTGGATGTGCTGCGCGATTTGCTCACATCAGGCCGCTACGCGAAAGACAGCATCGCAAACGTGGATTACGTGACCATCACGGAGCCAATGAAAAACGTGGGCGGCAAGTTGATCCCCGCGAAGGCCAGCGTTTGGCAGCGCACGACAAGCATGTTGGGCGATTGGAAAGACGGCGACACGAGCCTCGGCCCCATCACCACATGGGACAGCAAAACAGTTCTCGTCATCGACTCGCTCACCATGCTTTCCGATGCAGCTTTGTCTTACATTTTGGCAATGAACGGTCGCCTCGGCCAGCACCCGCATCAATCCGATTGGGGCTTGGCTCAGGTTTTGGTCGAAAACCTTCTTCGTATGCTCTACGACGAGTCCGTAAAATGCAACGTGATAATCAACTGCCACATCAAACCGATGGGAGACGAAAGTGGCCCGGAGCGTTACTATCCTAACACTTTGGGAAAAGCTCTCCCTCCGAAAGTGGGCCGTTACTTCAACACGGTCTTGCTTGCGCAGTCTTCTGGTCGCGGGCAAAATCTCAAACGGCAGATCTTCACCACGTCTCAAGGAACGATTGAGTGCAAAAACACAGCACCTTCAAAAGTTCAAGCGTCTTATCCGCTCGAAACAGGTTTAGCCGACTATTTCGCGGCTGTAAGGAATTAGGACCAAAGGTCCTAATACTGGCCCCTCACGGGGTCTATTCACTATGGAGTAAAAAATGGCTGTTAATTTCAAAGACCTCCTCGCTGTAAATCTCGATGATGTGAAAGCGCCGATGGCGCTGCCGGAAGGCACTTATCACGGCACAATCGCTTCGTTCGAATACGGAGATAACAACAAGAACAAGACGCCTTACGTGCGTTTTGGCTTGAAGTTCCACTCCGCGAGCGATGATGTGGACCCGAAGGACTTGGCGGAGATCGACCTTTCGACTCGCAAGATGTCCACGGACTTCTACCTCACGCCGGACGCTCGTTTTCGTCTGAAGGATTTTCTGGAGTCCCTTGGCCTCAAGACGACTGGTTCGACGTTTGACGAACTGATCCCGGAGGCTGTCGGCCAGAGCGTTCTTGCTTACATCACGCAGCGTTTTAACCCGGAACGCCCGGATGATCCGCCGAGAAACCAGATTAAAACCGTCAAAGGCGAATAATCTAACAAAGCAGGGAGGGGGATTCCCCCTCCCTCACTTGGAGGCTGAAATGGTTAAGTGCAAAATTGACGATTGCGAAAATGTAGCCAAGACCAAAGGCTGGTGTGGCAAGCATTATCAGCGCTGGCTTGTAAACGGCGATCCGCTTTACATTCGCACTCAACCAAAAGGTTCCCGCAAGACTGCTATTTGTTCTGTCGATGATTGCTCTCGGCCAGTTCATGCAAATTGTTTATGCGGTAAACATCAGCAGCGACTTTACCATCATGGCTCGACAGATGCTCGCCGGAACGAAAACGGAGCAGGTCATGTTCATCACACTGGCTACCGTTATCTGAAAATAAATAACAAAGCAGTTGCAGAACACAGACTGATTGCGGAAAGGGCTTTGGGAAAACCACTTCCTGCTGGAGCAGTCGTGCATCACATCAACGGAGTTAAATCCGATAATCGCCCATCAAATTTAATCGTCTGCCCAGACGAAGCCTATCACAACTTACTTCACACTCGCCAAAACCAATTTGGTTACGAAGGATCACTGTAATGGACATTTCCCTTAAAGACATCTGGATTGACCGTGGGTCACGCCAGCGAAAAGAAATTATAATCGACGACCTTTTGGAAAGCATTCCGAGGAATGGAGTGCTGGTGCCGATTATTTTGGTGGCGGAACAGGGTCCTGCGAACCAGCCCTACAAATTGATCGCAGGCGAACGGCGCTTCACAGCGTCTCGCCAACTGGGCCTTCCTGACATCCCGGCCCGATTACTGTCGGACCTCTCGCCCATCGAACAGCGCGTGGTCGAACTCGAAGAAAATTTGAGGCGTAAAGATTTGGGCTGGCAGGATCAATGTCTCGCGATGGCTTCGATCCATGAAGTGCTGGGCCAGCAACACGGCGATAGCTGGAACTATACGAAGACCGCGGACAATCTGGGTTATAGCCCTGCGTGGGTGCAGCGATGCTGCCGTGTCGCCAAGGAACTCCATCGCGATAACGTGCGAATGATGGAGTCTGCGACTCGGGCCTACAACTTCATATCCAGAGAGGATGAACGGGTCGCGGCGGACGCGGTTAGCAACCTTTTGCATAGCGCCACAGCGGCGGCCAATGACGCCCTTGAAGGGGTGGAAGGTAGTAACCCCCTAGATGACCTTTTAGACGCAACCACCGGCCAAAAAACCCCCCATACCGGCGCATCGGCGGACGCCCCGCCGAAATCGGCACGAACGGCACCCCTCATAACTCCAGCCGACCAGTCCATCCTTCAAGAGTCCTTTCTCGACTGGGCTCCAGCCTATCGGGGCGAACCCTTTAACCTGATCCACTGCGACTTTCCTTACGGCGTGAATGTCTTCGGGGGCGCATGGTCTGGCAAGCGCACCACATCTGGCTACGACGACGGCGCAGACGTTTACATCAAATTGATTGAATGCCTCTGCGCCAACCTCGACCGCATCATGGCTCATTCCGGGCATCTGGTGTTTTGGCTATCTGGCGACATCAAAATCCAAGCCAGAACCCTGGAGATGTTTTCTGACCTCGCGCCCAATTTGTCGTTCTGCAATTTCCCCCTTGTGTGGGTCAAGAGTGACAACGTGGGAATTGTGCCGGACCCCAAGCGCGAACCCAGACGCATTTACGAGACGGCCCTGATCGCAAGTCGCGAGGACAGGCTGCTTGTGAAGCCCGTCAGCAACGCAATCGCTTCCCCCACAAACAAGGAGCATCACCCCCACACCAAACCCGAACCAGTCCTCAAACACTTTTTACAAATGTTTGTCGATTCGAACACCAGATTTCTCGATCCGACATGCGGTGGTGGGTCATCGCTGCGGGCCGCAGAAGCCCTCGGAGCCGATCATGTTATCGGCCTCGAGATTAACGATGAATACGTGACAAACGCGAGGCGAGCCCTCAATCAATCGCGTGTGCTGCGGAAAGCATCGTCCATGCAAAAGGAGCAAACTTCATGAGTGAACTTTCCGAAAAAATCGACATCCACGAACTTTACGAAACCATCGCTGATCTTAAACAGGAGCCCTACATGATCCCCGCACCTCCCGCTAACTCGCAGCACACCACCATCACGAATGCGATTGCTCGCGCCGAACATTTGTTCGCGACGAAGAATGCTGAATACGGCGATAGCGGTGACATCCTTGCAAACTTCCGTCGCCTCGCTGCGCAGCAGGGCGTTCCGATGTCAACCGCGTGGTTCTTTCTTGCAGGCAAACACCTCGACTCCATCACGCAGTATGTCAAAGACGTTCGTGAGAACAAATCACGCAACCGCAGCGAACCGATTGAAGGCCGCATCGACGACATGGTGGTTTACAGCTTGCTTCTGCTCGCTATCGTCGCAGAGGAAAACCGCTGATGGCGACTCTCACGCACGGCGAGAAACTCGTTCGCAAATCTTTCAACCCTTCCGAAAAGGCAGACGTGAAAGAAGCGAAACGGCAAGCTGCCGAATTGATCGACTTCACATGGGACTTCATCCCAGACAACATTGACGCAATCAGTGATGAAGAAACCCGCCTGCTCTCAAAAGCAATCGAATGCTTTGAAGAAGGCTGCATGTGGTTGGTCAAAGGTTTAACGGTAGAGAAGCAGTAACATGCACAACGCAGCGCCAGCATTCGCTCATTCTTCTGGTCCGAAAGACGCAAAGATTGCGTTTGTCGGTGAAGCCTGGGGTGAGCAAGAGGCAATGGTCGGAAAGCCCTTCCAAGGCTACGCAGGTCAAGAACTGACTCGTATGCTGAAAGAGGCAGGGATTGCTCGAAAAGATTGCTTTCTTACAAATGTGCTGGCGCTGCGTCCCCCAAACAATGACTTCACCGCGCTTTGTTGCAAAAAGGCTGAGTGCGGCGAAGACTATTCCCACCCCCATTTAGGTAAAGTCGGGCAGTATCTTCGCCCCGAATACCTGTCAGAACTGGAGCGCCTCCGTGTCGAATTGGAAGAAGTTCGCCCTAATATCACTGTCGCTTTGGGGGCTACAGCTTGTTGGGCTTTGCTTGGCACTAATGGCCTTGGAAGCCTACGCGGGACAGTGGCAACAGGAACTCTTGCTGGCGGCAAAGTCCTCCCGACCTATCACCCTTCGGCAGTCTTGCGTAATTGGGCCAATAGGCCGATTACCCTCGCGGATTTAATGAAGGCTAAACGCGAAAGTCTTTTCCCAGAAATCAAAAGACCCTCCAGACGCATTTTGGTCAACCCGACAATCGCAGAATGCCATGAATGGATCGCACAACACATTCGTGCTGAGAGCGCCTGCGACATCGAAACAAAATACGGCATGATCGAGATGATCGGATTTAGCGCCGACGCTGAAAACGCAATGGTCGTTCCATTCTGGGACCGCTCGAAAGGCGGAAACTATTGGGACAGCGCAACACTTGAGCGTGATGCTAGGAATGTTGTGCGGAGCATTCTCGAAAACCCGTTCGTTGTTAAAATCTTCCAGAACGGTCTTTATGACTTGCAATACTTAATGAAAGAAGGTTATCGTCCTCGTTCGTGCCTCGAAGACACAATGCTTTATCACCACGCCCTTTATCCTGAAATGCAAAAGGGGCTGGGCTTTTTAGGCAGCGTTTATACTTCCGAACCCGCGTGGAAAACAATGCGCGGGAAGAAAATCACGGAGATGAAAAAGGATGATTAAATGCAATCACGCAAACATTCCTTTCTGGAGGCTTTTCTAAACACCGCTTCTGGATTTGTAACTTCCCTTTTGACGCAATGGCTGGTGTTCCCATGGTTCAACCTACACCCTTCACTCCAAGAAAACATCAGCCTCACCGCGATCTTTACCATTGTAAGTATTGTAAGGAGCTACGCATGGCGCAGAGTGTTCAACCATCTGCATATGAAAGGTTTGCTCTAATGCTTTCACCGCTCATCCTCTCATTCGTGCCTTTCACATATTACATCGTGACTGGTTCTGAAAAAGCGTTAGCCGTTTGGGTGCTATTTGTTGCTTGCGGCATGGTGCTCTAATGCCAATCATCGACACCTCTACGCTGCAAGAAGGCATTGTGCTCGCAGAAAACGAACAGCTTTACAATGGTCTGGACTGTTGCATCACGCATGAAGTGCTCGACGCTATTCGTGCAATCGGCCCAGCGCCCCGCATTTACAATTTCACCCGCGCGCTCCAGGCCCCTGTTATGGACATGATGCAGCGGGGCTTCCGCATTGACAGCTACGAAAGGCAAAAAGGCATTGACACGCTTACTGTCGAAATCCAGCGCCTTACTGGTTTGCTCAATCGTTTTGCTTATGCCGTCTGGGACAAGCCCCTCAAAGCCAATTCCCCAAAGATGCTGCAAGAATTTTTCTTTCAACACATGCGTATCCCCGAAATCTGGACTTCGAAGAAGGGGGAGCGCAAATTGTCCATGGACCGAGAGGCTCTTGAAAAACTCGACAACTACTTTCACGCCCGTCCAATGGTGGCAACCATACTGGCTATCCGAGACGCTGTGAAACAACTTTCCGTGCTCAACACCGAAGTGGACAGCGACGGCAGAATGAGGACTTCTTACAATGTCGCAGGAACAGAAACAGGACGCTTTTCATCCAGCACAAACGCTTTCGGCACCGGCACGAATTTACAAAACATTACTTCGTCTCTGCGAAAAATGTTTGTCGCCGACCCCGGTTACAAACTCTGCGGCATTGATTTGGAACAGGCAGAGAGTAGAGAAGTGGGATGGCTTTCGGGCACCATCTGCGGTGATTGGTCTTATCTGGACGCCTGCTATAGTGGCGACCTTCACACTCTTGTGGCAAGGACTGCTTGGCCCGAATTGGGATGGACAGACGATCCAAAGGCCGATCGTAAAATCGCAGACACCCCCTTCTACCGTCACCTCACCTACCGCGACATGGCGAAGAAACTCGGGCACGGAAGCAATTATCGCGGATTACCTCCGACCATGGCCCGACATGCCAAACTCCCCGTTGTCGTCGCCGAACAATTCCAAACCCGATATTTCGAGCGTTTCTCAGGAATACCAAAATGGCATAGATGGGTCGCCCAACAACTCCAAACCTCAAACCGCATCATCACACCTTTCGGACGAGAGCGCACGTTCTTCGGACGAGCGAACGATGACTCGACGCTCCGCGAGGCGATTGCGTTTTCACCACAGAGCGCGACGGCGGAGAGGCTGAACCTAGTCCTCTGGCGCGTTTGGAAACACATGCCTCAAGTTCAGTTAATTGCCCAAGTCCACGACGCTCTTTACTTTCAATACCCCGAACACCTTAACGAAGTTGACATCATCTCCGAGGCTCTTTCACATTTCGATCTCGCATTTGAAAAAGACGGTCATCAGTTAGTCGTCCCCGGCGAAGCGAAAGTCGGATGGAACTGGGGCAACTTCGACCCAGACTCTAATCCCGATGGTTTGGCTAAATGGAAAAACAAAAAGGACGAGCGCAGAAGAACACCTCTGCTCTCACAAAAACTTTAATAGCAATTTGCTTTTAGAAATGCAGGGAGCCTGGGGTGGACTTTGTTGATTCTTTTGTGGCGTTCACTGACGAGCGCCCGTCACCAGAAATTTTCCGTAAATGGGCGGCGATCACCACGCTTTCTGGCGCGTTAGAAAAACGTGTTTGGTGCATGACAAAAGCAGGTCCGCAATATGCGAACCTCTACACAATGCTCGTGGCCCCTCCGGGTATCGGCAAATCGCAAGCGATCAATCCTGCCGAAGCGCTGCTCAAGGCCACGAAGAAATTTCACATCGCTCCGAACAGCGTCACAGCCGCCTCATACATTGACGCGCTAGGACGTTCCGCACGGTCAGTGCTCAAGCCCAACAACTCTGGAGTCCTCGATTACAACCACCTATTTGTCTTCGCAGCAGAGCTAGGTGTTTTTATTAACGCCCATGACTTAAACTTCCTATCCATCATCAACGAGTTGTTCGACCACAAAGCAACATACCGTGAGGAACGCCGCCACAGTTTGAAAGACCCGATTGAAATTCACAATCCCATGACCACGCTGCTCGTCGGTTCGCAGCCCGGTTTCTTGGCGACGTTGCTGCCCGAAGCCGCATGGACAATGGGCTGGACCTCTCGTCTTTTAATGGTCTATTCCTCGTCCATGCCTGATGTCCCGCTGTTTGGCGAATACAAAAACATGGACGCGGAACAGAAGAAACTTGTTCAAAAGTTAGATGCCTGCGCAGACTATTACGGTGAAATGAAATGGGACGCGAAAGCTATCGCGGACATGGAGCGCTGGCGCAAAGATAAATGGGGACCAGTTCCCGATCATCCGAAACTTGCAAACTACATTCCACGTCGAGGAACAATCTTTGCCGTCAAACTCGCGATGACTTCCGCCATGGCTCGCGGCGAAGAACTCGCTATTCGAATGCAAGATGTCGAACGGGCGAGAGGCTGGCTGCTTGAGATTGAAGAATTGATGCCGCAAATCTTCCGCGACATGATTATGCGCTCCGACGACCAAGTGATCGAAGAAACATTCCAATATTTGTTTAGCATTTATGTGAAGCACCGCGCCCCGATTGCTGCAGCAACAATCTTGCGGTTTTTATCGCAACGCACTCCCGCAGAAAAAGCGGAGCGTATTATGAATTTAATGGAAAAGGCGGGGATTATTCAGCGTCAAGCGGGGACAGAAACTTACGTTCCGCTGGCGAGAGAAATGCACGGGGCAGGTTAATCCCACCCCGCACTTGCTATGCGATGGGCTTAATACTGAATGCAGTATAAAATCCCTTCGTTCTTCACGGTTGTTTCTGTGCTGCCCGCAGGTGTCGTTGTAGTGGTTTGTGTAGCGGTGCTGGTTAAATTCTGAACAACAGCAGATCCACCCCCGCCTGCAGAAAAGAACGCAGATACGCCAGTGTTATTGTATGTGTGCGTGTGGGCTTCCACACTGTCATCCACGAAATCACCAAGTGCCTGCGCTGTGAGTGCACCGCCGTTCGGATCAGTCGCACGGCCATCGGTGATCCCACGCAAAAACATTCCACGGAAATCTGGAAGCGTGAAATTGCCCGCAGCAGCCGGACCCCATGTCGTGCCGAGAGCAGAATAAAGCGCGGGATAAGTCGCTTGCGCTGGGGTATCGCCGTTCGCTTTCAACCAACCTGTCGGACAAGTGCCGGTCGCAAAGGCAGCAACCATTCCAACCGCGCCACTCGATCCGCCCGTGACTTGCAGCACCCGCCAAGAATTTGCGCCCTGATAAAGCACAGTCAAAGACGCCCCACTTGACACTACGATATTTCCGCCAGACGGTGTGGCAATGTTCGCGCCCGCTACGATTGTGTTAGTGCCGTTGAACTGCAAAAAGAAGATCGTGTTTGCAGCCGCAGATGCACCACCAGCGCCAAAGTCAGAAATACTAACACCTGTCCCCGTCACATTGACAACATGCGAGGAAGACGCATTCAAATCCATGTTTACAGCCGCAGGCACATTGGTTTTGTAACCAAACAATCTGGAGTTGTTCGTCACAAGATGGAAAACGCCAGTGCCACTGTCGTAAGTCACACCGATGATATTACCTGAAACAACCTCACCACCAGTCAACGCGACTGTTCCGGTCGGAGTGTCCCGCACAACACTAATCGCAGCCCCGCCATTAACATTAAGTGTAAGCGCAGAACTGTTCGTAGCGCCAGCTTTGAAGTAAAAGGTCTGCCCATTCACATTTGAAAAGGCCGAAACCGTCACGGTCTGGGCGTTAGCCGTTCCGCCACTCGTCCCGCCCCATCCCAAATTACTCGCAGACGACGTATCAGACGTATATTTCGTCCAGATCGTATTGCTGTTCGCGTCTTTCAAAACCTGGCAATACGCGCCCGAACCAAAAATCGTGGCACGTCCTGCCGCATCCAGAATAATCGGGTTCGTGTTAAGCTGCGTCCCAGCTTCATTCTGATAAGTATTTTTCAGAACCGTGCAGGTTGGGAAATTGCTGTAGAAAAATACTTTGCCTGCAGCATAAGGCTTGCCCGTCGCATCGACGAATTGCTGTTGCCCGTTAGGCAGCAAGGTCGCGCCCCAGAGTGCAGATGTGCTATACAAAAAGGCCGCAAGGGCTCCACTTACCTTTTTCATCTTCTTCCCTCCGGGGCTCCATAACCAGATAAAAGTTCCGCACCGCCCAATGTGGCGAAACCGCCAGCTTTTCGTGCATATTCGGGAGCCGTAGTCGCCCCACGATATACTTGCTCCGCTAATGACGGAGCCATCAATGCTTGTTGTGTTGGAAATTGCAGCGCTCGTTTTCCCGCAGACAACATATTTGCCGCATATTCCAGCCCAACCGTAGGAAAGCCCAAGGCATGTGCTGCCGCAGCCGCAGCATGGGGAACTCCAAATTCAGCAGCACCTTTGACAAAAGGCGAAGGGCCTTCTGCCGGGGGAGCTTTTGGCAAATACTTGCCAACTCTCGCCAAATCTTCCAAATCCCCGCCAACAAGTCGCTGTTTTGTTACTTGCGCTGCTAATTTTTGCGGGTTAATCACGCCAGAATCGCTTACCAACGGTTTTACCGCGAGCCATTTACGATACTGCTCAGTCAACTTTCGATACTTTCCAGCATCTGCTGGATTTGCAAGTTCGAATGAGTCGATCAATAAGTTTCTTATTTCCACTCCGGCCCGTTTCATGGCTTGAGATTTAGATGCTCCAAAGAAGGTGTTATTGATATATCCATTGTGGGAGATCATTCTTCGGAATTTTTCACCTTTAATTGTGCCATATTGGATGTCTTGACTTAACTTCCTGACAAAATCTGTAAACTCTTTGCGCACAGGATCACTTGCTGGAGTATCGTTCGCAATCCAGTTTTTAATTGACATTAAACCGTTCGCCAAATCTGGCCGAACATTCATCGTTTTACCAGCCACAAGATTATCCAAAGCCTGTCCAGTCTTCGAGGCTTCCGTATCGACAGTATCTTTGGTCAAAGTTTTAAGACCAGGTTTTAGATCATTTGCAACAGCCGCATTCCAATCCATGAACTGTTTTGTCTTCACACTTGAAGGCACGAGTCTTTCGTCAAGTGCTTTAAGATCGGGATTTTTTTCTGCTAACTGTGAAGGCCGGATGTTAAGTCCAAACTTTCTATTCACATCCTGCGCCACGATTTTCATTTCGGGTTCGATGGCGGCTTCAAACGGGCGTAGCACTGCACGAGTTAATGGAGCGGCAAGAGCGTGACCTGCCACACCTCCAACACCGCCCATCAAAATGTTGCCCAAACCGCGATCTTCCTCAGGAGTTAAACCAGCGGCTTGTTCCACACCCGTCAACGCCATGCCTTGTGCAGCGGCTTGCGTTCCGCGAGAAAGCATACCGCCTTCACCGGCCAAGAATTGAGCAGCGCGAGGTGCTCCGGCCATGCGTAAGCCCCTTACACCCGTCCCGACAAGACGCGCCGCCGTCGCACCCGGAACGCCAACCGCCGACCCCAAACCTTCAGCCAGCATAGAAGTCATCGGTGCTTCTTCGCGATACCGTTCACGAGACGCAGCAATATTTTCCATGCCTTTCTGATAGGCTTCGCCGAGCGACAAGCCATGAGTTCCATGGCGAAGCATAGACAAACCAACTTCAAGAGGCTCTGACAGTCCCATCGACGCGCCGCGCAAAAACGAACGACCCACTCCCCAATTTTCCGGGGGCTTGCCAACAACCTGTCCCTGTTGTTGCTGGGTAGGTGCTGCCTGTGCCGCAGGCTTCTCACCAAACAACTGTTCATCATTCAAAAAGTTATCATGTGTAATAGCCGCAGGTGCTTGCGCAGGTGCTTGCTGCGGCGCTTGCGTAACGGGTGCTTGCACCGCAGAGCGCTGCGTGGCAATCGGCTGGGGTGACAAAAATGCGTCATCCAAAAAATTGTCATGCGTCATCTGCGCAGCAGGCTGTGCCGCAGGTTGGAACGAAGCAGTTTGCAAAGGCATCGCATCATTCATCATGCCTGCAGAAGCATATTGATTTACTGGCGCAGAATACAAAATAGGCTGCACAGGTCGAGCCTGCATGGGCGCAGCTTCTCCTTGTGGACCTCCAGGCAAACCCGCTCGCGGATCACCTTTCCATCCGTGCCACGCGCCCCATCCATGAATTTTCGCTTCATTCAAAGCAAACTGTATCTGCGCATCGACAGTTCGCGGATCACGAGCATCTAAACCCGTAACTTGCGTAAACGTGTCTCCAAGGCCGCCGACCTTGTTCCCGCCACCAGCTACATTTCCATAATGCAACTGAAAAGGCCCGAAAGACGATCCTTGATCTCCAGTATATCCGTAGAGTCCTTCGCTTTTGGCAACTCGCAGAGCAATTTCAGGATCGACGCCAATTTCAGTCGCATACTGCTGAATTTTACCAGCCACGACTCTTGGATCGTAAGCAGAGGCAAATGCTCTGCGATCAACAGGCATGTCAACCATTATTTACCCTCCGGACTCGGCAGCACCACTTCACCATCTTTCGTCAATTTAATCTGACCTTCTTTATACAATCCTTTTTCCACCAGTTTATTACGAAGTTTATTCGTAAAGAAACTCTGGCTGAAGGAGTCGTCATGGGTCGGATGGGAAAGACTGACTTTGCGATACTGTTCCAACGCTGCAGCTTCGACTTTTGCGATACGTGCAACACGGCGCATATCATTCATCATGCGCTCAATCGCAGGTGTGGGAGTGTCCAAGCCGTAGTTAGCTTTAAGCATGGTGTCGAGTTCAAAGTTCGTAAAGCGACCTTGACCCCCAATAGCTTGTTTAAGTTGTTCAAACGTGTCTTTAGCCAGTTCTTTGCGAAGTGCTGCTGCCGCTGACAAGGCTATAGTAGAATTTGGCGCATCCACAAGAGCGCGCACTAATGGATTTTCTGCACCGCCCGGTAACACACCACTTGCAAAATTAGCAAGTTGCATTTTCATATCACGAGTCGGACCCTGCTTGAACGTCGAAAACAATTCTTCTTCATTTTTAAGTTTTGTTTCCAGACTGTAAGCCAGAGAAGCATTACGAGCAGAGTCTTTCTCCGCTTCGTTCATCCAGCCTTTACCCTCTTTATATTCAAGATAGGGCTTTTGCCGAGCAGCTTCCATCGGGGCCATTCCAGTTTGAATAGCGCCGCGAGGAACACCAGTGGTGGCAGGAGGAGCCGAGGGTGACTCCTCCTGCCCAGCAGGAAGTTCGGAACGAGGAGCCGACGTTCCTCTTTCTGCTGTTTCTTCGGGCAGAAGGGCTCCCCCTTCCACACCCGGACCCGGAGGCAACATTCCTGGGACCCGAGCCTTTGGAATGGAATAAGGAACGCCTTCCGGTGTGATGCCAGTAACCTGCTCGTAGCGTTTTTCCATCGACTGCATCGTGTTCGTAAGTGTCGCTTGAGCAGTTGTGTTATATTGCCCTAACATTCTGAAAAGAGCGTCACGATTGTTTTTAGTGCCAACAGGACTACCTGTTAATCCTTGCAACATCACCATCGCATCTTTTTCATTATCGAAAACTTTATTAGCAACTAAAGTGCCGACATATCCTGCAATATCTGCATCTGTTGTCGTTTTTCCTTCGGCCATTTTTTGAATATACGGCGCAGCAGAATTGCCCATGATGTCAAGTTTAGCTTTTTCGTTCGACAAACGCTGCCCTGCAGTTCTTGCGTCGATTTCCCCGTTTTCCAAAAGCATATGGTAAACGTCGCCGACAGCCAAAGCGGCGCGAGGGTCTTTGGCAACACTTGCTATAAAGTTATAGTTATCCAATCTGCCTGTAGCCGGATCAATATGCGCTTGCATATGCTGACCCACAGCCATTTTAGCAGCATTGACAAGCTGCTGCTGTTGCATGGCCTGCCCCTGCACAGCCATACTTTGGGCCTGCTGCATTGTCTGCAGAGGATTTTCCTCGGCAAAACGCGGAGGAGCCGGAGCTTGAGTAAAAGGAATACCATCAGCCATCTTTTTGACTCCTTAAATTATGCAATAGGGTTATATGTAGAAGGGAAGGGACCGCCGCCTCCAGTTCCCCATTTCAACAACTCTGGAATACCTGCATAATTCACGCCTTGATTAAACATTGGATTCATCGCAGCCGAATAAGCAGTCTGTGCGGGTGTGGAGAGCATTTTACCCGCACCGCCGAACATAGACTGCGTTCCGCCCGCAAGAGCATTGCCTGCGCCCATAATACCAGCACCAAAAGCATTACCTGCGCCCGTGGCTGCGCCGCCGATAAGACGAGAAGCATCCATCGCGGCATTCGCAATTCCGCCAGCAGCGCCCATACCCATCTGCGCTGGGCCGAACAGCATGTTGTAAGCCTGCTGATTTTGCAGCATATAATTTTTAAGTTGATCCTGAAAAGTCTGAGACGCAAGGCCCGTAGCAGTTTTTCCGATGTCCTGAATGACATTGCCGGAAAGACCCATGCCACGCGCCGCGCCGGTATTCGCCATACCGCCAAGCGCCTGCTGCCGAGCCCACTGATAACCCGGAGTGCTTTCCAACTGCGACTGCGTGGGCGCAAAAGTCGAAAGCAAATTCGGACCACCACCACCAACGCCAGCTTGCTGCGCCGCATTGCCAGTCAAATAGGACATCAGCAGATCAAGCGACTTATTGCCAGCAGTCGCATACGGCGACAAAGCGGCCTGTGCTCGACCAAAACCCTGTTCCGCCGCCTGCCCAGCAAGTATCGAGCCGAGCAAGCCCATCTGCCCTGCAGCCCGATTCGCCCCAGCCTGAGTTTGGCCGCTGAACATTCCGCCGATGCCAGAGAGAAGCTGCCCGCCTCCCATCATAAGTCCCATAGTTACGGGGTCCATAATACTCTCCTAAACCAGCGTGATTACTTTGTAGGTGTTAGCACCTATCACAAGCGTGTCGATCTGTGCCCAGCCGTTCGGAATTTGCGCAGCGTCGGGAAGCAAAACCGCCCCCGCCAAGGGCGCTCCAGTTACCACATCTTGCGTCGTGGGCACAGTATTTTGAACAAGTGCGGAAAGAAGCAACTGCAACTGACGGGAAATTGACCCATCAGGCTGAATTAAATTCTTGAGGGAGTTCGGAAT